GCCCCACAACCCAGCGGCCCCCTGGCCCCCAAGGAGGACACCGTGACCCCCAAGAACCAGCGCGACGCCGAGGCGGAGATCGCGCGGCTGCGGAGCGAGCTTGAGGTTGCGTGCAGCCTGCGAGACTCGGCAACAGCCGCCCTGAGCGACGCGCAGGGGAAGTGTCCGATGGGTGAGCTCCTCCCCCGCCCAACCGAAATGGCGGCGCGGCTGGCCAAGATCGGGCCAGAGACGGTGGAGCGGTGGCTGATGGAGCACGGATGGATGCTCCTCGACGGCAGCGCCGACAACGCGGGGTACCCGTACTGGCGGTATCTGGAGCCGAGGCCGTGGTTTGAGGCGGGGGCGAGGGTGGATGCCATAATCCGGCTCGCTGGACAGGCCCACGATCTCCACGCCGTCGAAGTCCTCCTTCAGCTGGAGGCGATGCAGGCCGAGGCCCCCAATGTCGACTGAGCCCAACCGTCCGTTGAGCCCAGCGAGCATCCGCCGCCACGCCCTCGGCATTATGGCCAACGGGATCATGGAGGTGGCGCGGGGGCTGCGGTACGCGGGGGCCATCGTGCCCAAGGGCTTTGACTTCGTGTGGGCCGAGGCGGTGGCCGCCGAGTGGCTGGACCACGGGGTTGCGCCGGCGTACCGCCTCGCCGTCCAGCGCCGCTCAACGGGCCCGACCGCCCCCGACAAGCCCGAGCCAGCCAGCCCCACAAGCCGAGAGGAGCCCGCCGAGCGATGACCGGCCGCCGCTCCCGCGTCCGACGCCCCGAGCCCGTGACGGACGAGGAGCGCGACGATCTGGGGGAGTGGCTGGCCAGGGTGGACCGTGAGCGTCCGCGGACGGTCCGGGAGTGCCCGTCGGGCCCCTGCCCCTTCGTGGGCTGCAAGTACCACCTCTTTCTCGATGTGAGCCCGACGAACGGTCGGATCAAGTACAATTTTCCGGGTGAGGGCCCCTTGGGGATCCCCGAAACCTGCGCGCTTCGCATCGCGGCCAGGGGGGGCGCTACTCTGGAGGAGGTGGGGACGGCGATGAACATCACGCGAGAGCGCAGCCGGCAGATCGAAGTCCAGGCGCTGGCCCGAGGCCGCCGAACGCTGGTCACGCTGCGGTGCGTGGAGCCGGGCTGCGCGGGGGAGGCGGTACCTCGCAGCGGAATCCGAGGCGAGCGCTGGGCGTCGCACTGTGCGGACCACGCCCACAGGGACGTGAAGTGGCAGGCCATCCTGGCGCTGCGGGCCGCCGTGCTTGCCGCCGTGCTTGCAGACGACGAGGGATAGCGTGAGAGCTGCAGCGACCGCGGGGTGGAACGAAGTCCTGGGCCCGTCCTGGATACCGGGGACGGACGAGCACTGGGATCGGATCTCAGCCCTGCGCCAGCGGATAAACGAAGCCGGCGGGATCGGGCGCCGGGAAGACACGGCTGCGGTGCAGGAGGCCCGCATTCGGGCCGTCGAGTCGGTGTTCGTCGATTGTGCGCGCGATGATGTCAACGATTATGTGGCCTACACGGTGGTCGACCCTGCTACGGGCGGCCCCGTCTTTCAAGAGAAGGCCCACCGGGAGTTTCTGGACGCTCTAGCGAGCGGTGGCAACGTGGATCTGGCTGCGCACCGCGGCCTCGGCAAGACCACGCAGGCCATGGCCGCGCTGGAGCACCTGATCGGAACCAACCCCTCAGAGTTGATCAAGCTGGTGTCGGAGGGCTCGGCTACAGCGGAGGAGCGGGTTCGCGACGTCGGAAACAATCTCCTCACCAATCCCCGGGTGCGAAGGGTTTTCCCGCACCTGGCCGCGCACCCAGGGATGCCCTGGACTGATCACTCGATCACGGTGGCCCGAGACCTGCGCAACCGCAACCCGACCTTGGGCGGCTACGGCATGAATGCCGCGGCCGTGGGCGGGCGCTACTCGCTTTTACTCGGCGACGACGCCACCCCCCCTGAGGCGATGTTTTCCGAGGCGATCCGGAACCGTTCAAAGAAAAAATGGAACAGTGTCTGGGCGCCGATGGGCGTGTCTGGATCCCGCACTTGGTTCGTGTACACGCCATGGAACGAACTCGACCTCACGGCGCATATCCGCAGCCTCGACAGCTTCCGTCACCTCTTCTTCGCCGTCGGCGGCCCCGAGGGGTGTTACAGCTGCCCGGAGAACAACGGGGAGCCTTGTGATATCCCCTTCCATAACCCCTGGACGCCACGGGTGTGGACGCCCGAGAAGCTACGGGGACGGTACAACGAGCTGGGGGCGATGGCCTACGAACTGGCCTTCCGGCTCAACGCTCGCGCCCTGGGGACTACGCTTTTCAAGCCGGCCTATTTCGAGGGCTCGGACGTCATGCGCACGGACATGGTCCTGGGCGAGCCCGGACGGATCTGGCGCGGCCGCGGGGTCCTCACGGTCATCGGTGTCGACCTCTCCCTGGGGGGCGAGGCCAGCCACGACTGGGTGGTGATTTTTGTTCTCGGCTTCGACGAGTTCGGGACGAAATACGTCGTTGACATCCAGCGCTTCAGGTCGGCTGACTACCGCGACCACATCGCCCGGATCGCAGCGGTCTCCGCGAAATATGACCCGGAGTTGGTCTACGTCGAGTCCACCGGCTTCCAGCGGCTGTACGCGGACATGCTGCAGCACCAGACGTCGATTCCGGTGCGGCCGTTCCTGCCCTTGGGCGCGGGCCACGCCAAGAAGACCGAGGGCGCGCCCAAGAAGGATCTCGTCTGGGGCGTGCCCGGACTCGCAGCTGAAATGCAGAACCGGAAGTGGAGGTTCCCGATTGGCGACGCTGCGTCCAAGGAGAAGATCGCTATCTTCCAGGCCGAGTGCCAAGCGTTCGTGTTCACGGACGAGGGCAAACTTGAGGGGGTGGGCAGCCATGACGATACTGTCATGGCCGCTTGGGCAGCGAACAGCGCGGCGCGGAGAATGGGCGCGGGCATGGACGTGCCCGAGGCCCCGACGGCGAAGGCCATTGCCAAGACGGACATCGGAGGGCAGGGCGTGGGCGTCGAGGACTTCGCGAGGGGGAAGGGGCCAAGCTCCACCCCGGCCGAGCTGGGGCTGCGGAGCGACCCGAGCGCGGGGACGGCGGTCCGCGTCACGGTGCCGGCCAACTTCCCGCGCCCATCGAAGCGCGTCTACAGCCGCATCTACAAGGCCCTGAGCATGTTCGAGCGCGCCGAGTTGGAGGCCGTGGCCCGACTGACGCAGGGCGGGACGGTCCCGGAGATCACCCCCATGCTCGCCGCTGGCGTCCCGGCTCGGGTGGCGGGCCCCGTCTTCGGCCTCGCCAAGCGGGACGGGAGCGAGGGCGTGCTCTACGTCTTGGGGGACTGCCTACGGGAGGTGCAGGAGGCGGCGGTGCTCATGCCGCTCTCTGAGGAGCCCGACTTCGAGGATCTGCTCGGGGCGGATGGGGCGGACGAGGAGGACGAGCTGGACCGGCTCGAAGATCAGGCTTGGGCAGCCTTTGATAACGACGAGGACGACGGGGACGAGTAGGGGCAGCAAGCAAGACAGCCCTTCCCCTGCCCGCAGTCCCCGGCCGTCATAGGCTTCCAGCCGATCGGGCACAGAATCTCGGCGGTCATCGCCGCCACGTCGGGATCGTCCGCGGCCTGGAAGGCGCAGCGCTCTGGACAGGAGGTGTGCTCGCACCTGCCCCCACGGACCTTGACGGTCGCCTGAGCGGTCCGGCACCGTAGGGCTTGGTCGACTTGCGGCATGGTGTCCTCCGTGCCCCCATTGTACCACAGCCGAGAATCCGGCGCCATTGCGCTCCCGTGCGCCCATGGTATGCTACGCGGGCCTGATTCTGGAGGTGCTGCATGCCCGGGCCCACCCGCCTGTTTTTGGTCTCCCAGCTGGCCCGTCAAGGCGGCGCCGGCCCCCCCCGCCCCGCAGATCCGGTCTCCGACGATCCAGCGCTGGACCTGGCGCGGATGCCTGAGTCCGCCGAGGTCCAAGAGGCACGCGAGCTGCGCGGCAAGCTCTTCCGGACCGTCGACTCCATCATGGACGGGCTCGCCGTCGACGAGGAGCTTGCGGCGGAGATCCGCCGGCGCTTGGGCGAGGCAGCGGCGAGCGGGCAAGCGTTCGCTGAGATTCGCCCCTTCCTTGGCGAGCTGCGCAAGCGGGACGTCGCGCTGGCGAATGAGGTGGGGATTCGTTTCGCTCACCACATCGCGGGCCGCGGCCTGTCCAAAGCGCTGCAGCCGCCGCCGGGGTTTCAGCCGGTCCCGAACAGCGCGGTGGGCGGCTACTGCAAGCAGGTCGGGGCCAAGCGAGTGTATTGGTATCCGGGAAGCGGCGTGCAGCACGCTCCCCAAGGGGACGCCGCCGCCGCCTTTGACCCGGCCGCGCAGCCCCCAGCTCCCGGCCAGCCCCAACCTCCCGGTGCCCCGGCCCCCCCGCAGAAGGGAGCGGCTCAGCCCCCCCAGGCCCCGCCTGCCAAGGGCGCCCCCGGAGCGGAGCAGGCAGCCGTGCCTGGTGCCATCCCCGAGGATGAGGCCAAGCCTGCCAAGCTGGACGTCTCGACCTTGCTCGGAGGCAACGACCCCGACAGCTTCAACGACCTGTCCAAGACGGAGCGGGCGGCGGCCACGGCGGACTGGGACGTGACGAAGACGGAGCTGGACCAGTACGCGCCGACGCAGCCCTACAAGGTCGAGTCCGCCGCCGACATTCGGGGCGCAGCCGCCTCGCACATCCGAGACCTCGTTGTCGCGGGCGTGTTCCCCCCGGGCGAGACCCACCGCGTCGCCAGCCTCATCAACGACACCGTGAGCCTGGGCAAGGAGATCGGGGCGGACCCGGTGTCCTTGGGCCAGTTCGTCCAGATGAACGTGCAGAAGCTCGCCCTGCAGGAGGCCAAGGCGGGGGAGCGCACCATTGGCGACCACGGGATCCGCCACATCCACGTCAACGTGGAGCAGGGCAAGCTGATCCAGGCAGCGCTGGCGAGTGGGGGGCAGAAGATCAGTGCCCTGGACAAGCTCATGCTCACGCAGATCATGATCGATCACGACCTGGGGTACACGATCCCCGCCATTCACGAGGGCGGGGTCAAGGTCAAGGACAACTTCCACCCCCAGGCGAGTCGCGTCCTCTGGTCTGCGCAGGCCGATATGTCCGGGATCTTCGGGACAGCCAACGCCAACAAGATGGGCGAGATCATCGAAAACCACTCGGGCACCGATCTCGATTGGAAGGATGATCCGCTGGGCGCTGTGGTGCGACTGGCCGACAACACGCACTTGTTTGCCGACAAGATGCCCGATCTGCTGTTCAACCAGCCGAAGGGCGCAGAGCTTATGGCCAAGATCGCCTTGGCCAAGGGGGCGTTCGGCGTCCAGCTCGGCAAGAAGGGGACGTCGGCCGCGGGGAAGTCGGCGGGGCTGCAGGAGGTCATCGGGGCGCTCAAGGACGCGCTCAAGGAGCACATCGACGGGCGGGCGGACATCCAGCCGAGCTACAGGGCCCGCCTGCTCAAGGCCGCTGACGAGATCGGCGCATCGACCGAGGTGTACCTCGCCTCCCGCCTCGCCGGCCGCAGCCCGACCTTCGCGTTCTCCGGTGGCACCATGCGCGTCCGCATTGAGCACTCCGACGCCCGCAAGGCGATCGGCGAGGTGTTCGGCCCCGACGAGCAGGACAAGCAGTTCAAGAAGATGCTGGACGACTTCGGGATCTCGCAGGCTGCACAGGACAAGATGGCTGCCCCCCCTCCGGCCCTGTCGGTCGACGTGCCGCCCAACGGCGACAAGAAGCCCCAGGCCAGCTTTACGTGGACGCCCAGCAAGCACAAGGCGCCCGAGGAGAAGGCCCTCGCTGACCAGCTCGGCAAGCTGCAGGGCCAGTTCGATGGGATCATGCGATCGAAGTCCCCTGAGGCGCGGCAGTCGCGGCTCATGGCCTGGGCCGGGGAGCTGAAGAAGTCCCTGCTCGCCCTCGTGCCCGAGCGGCTGGCGAAGGCGGGCCCCCCTCCCGGGCCCGGGTGGCAGACGATCCCGGGCGGGACCAAGGGCGGGTGGCGAAAGCCTGATGGCAAGGGCGGATGGGAGTACGACTACAGCGATAGGGGCGGCGTCGGCGGAGACCAGGGCAACGGCGACCTGGCCCTGCGGTCGGAGCAGAACGGCCTCGACTCGGCCCGCTTCCTCGCTTGGTTCGGCGACTGGCGGAAGCGGGCAGCGGCCGTGGCCTCGAAGGTGGTCGACCCCAAGACGGGGCGCCCGGCCCCGGTGGCCCCCGACCCGAAGCTGTCGAAGGTGGCCCGGCCCGACGGCAAGCCCATGGTGGTATTCCACGGGTCCAAGGTCGAGTTCCGGGCCTTTGACCCCGGCAAGGTGCGGGAGAGCGGGGAGGCCGGGCCCGGGTTCTACTTTTCCACCGATCCAGGCTACGCGGCGATCTTCCACGCGGAGGCTGGCAAGGCGTTCAAGGTCTACCTCAACATCCGCAAGCCCTTCGACGAGGAGTATGGCGGGCTGTCGGGGGAGCAGCTGGCGAAGTCCCTGCCTGACTGCCCGTTCCGCGACAAGGCCCGCAAGGATCCCAAGAAATACTGGGGATACAAGGACATGCTCGGCGACGTCTTTGACAGCTTCGACGCGCTGCGCGGCGACTCGGGCAAGTCGGCCTGGCGCATCGTCCGCGACCAGCTGGAGGCCGCCGGCTTTGACGGGATTCGCAGGCCGGAGCAGGGCCACTGGGTGGCGTTCAGGCCGGAGCAGATCAAGGCCGTCGACAACGAGGGGGGGTTCGACCCTGGCAACGTGGACATCTATAAATCGCTGGGGCTCGGGCGATGACCCGCTTGATGATGCGGCTGACGAAGGCAGGACCGCCCCTTGACCCCCCGCCGAAGCGCAACCGCAAGCGCTGGCCCTACGCGGGCACGGTCCGCTGGCGCGGCCACCTCATCCTCATCGAGAACGCAGCGGGGTCCTACCGAGAGGGCAAGGACGCCGATGGCAAGCCCTGGCGCATCCGGCTCGGCGTGCATTACGGCGAGTTCGAGGGCACCAAGGGCGTGGACGGCGACGCGCTGGACGTCTTCCTCGGTCCGGATCTCGATGCGCCCCGGGTCTACATCATCCGCCAAAAGATCCCGGGCGAGGACGGCCACGACGAGGACAAGTGCGCGGTGGGGTTCCGGACCAAGGCCGCCGCAGAGGCCGCCTACCGCTCCATGTTCGACCGCCCCGGCTTCCTCATGGACGTCCTGATCATGACCGCCGAAGAGTTCGACCGCTGGCTCAGCGACTCCACCAATCGAGGCGTCCCCGTGACAAGCGACCTGCACCCCGATCTCCCCCTCGCCAAGTCCGCCCCCCGGCTCATGTTCCGGCAGCCGTACAGCCAGCCGGCCGGGTGGAGCACTCTCCCGCCGCCCCCGACGGAGCCCCCGAGTGATCCCGGCGGCGCTGCCTGGCCTCCGAAGGGCGCGGGCTGGCAGCCCATCCCCGGCGGGACGAAGGGCGGCTACCGCAAGCGGGACGGGAAGGGAGGATGGCTGTATGCCTACCCCCCCGAGCAGGCGGCCCCCCAGGCCAAGGCCCCCGCCGCCCCCACCCTCCGGATCGTCCCTGCCGAGGAGGTCATGCCCCGGCGGAGCACACTCGCCCGGCGCCCCGCTGCCCAGCGCGTCGAGACCTTCGTGGAGCGCGTTGACGAGCTGACGATCCCCGAGTGGACGTGGCCGCGTCTGACGGTGGAGCAGCGGCGTGCCGAGGCTCTGCTCGCCAGCGTGGAGGGGCGCAAGGAGCCCAAGAAGAAGCCCGGCCTGTTCGCCCGCCTGCGCGGCTTGGCCACGAAGATCGGTGTCGCCCTCGGCGTGAAGGTCGAGGAGCGCCCCCCGTACCTGCGCCTCCTGGACGCCTTCGGCCTCGCCCCCACCCCCCGGGACCTGGCATCCGTCTCCGACCTGAGCGACGAGGAGCTGGACGCCCGCATCGCCAAGCTGAGGGAGATCCTCGGCATCCGTCCGGGCGCGGAGACCGTCGACGACGAGGCAGCCCCAGAGCCGGAGCCGGTGGAGGTCGACGAGCCCGCCGAGCCCGCCGAGGCCATGGAGCCCCGGGAGCCCGCACCCCCGCGGCCCAAGACGGACGAGCAGATCCTGCGCGGGCTGGCGCGCCAGCTGCTGTCCTCCCTGCTCACGGAGCGGCGCCATCGCACCGCAGCAGCCGCCGAGACCCGGCACGCAACGCGCTCGGCATCGTCCGCCATGGGCCGGGCCGTCGCCCACATCGTAGAGGAGGAGGCCAAGGCGCCCGCCCAGGCCGTCGAGCTGCTGGAGCGCTTCGGAGATCCTGCCTACGACATCAACGAGTGGGGCCTGGCAGGGATGACGCAGTTCTTGCGGGGGGTAGCGGGCGGACCCTACTCGGGAAAGCACCCATTCGAGCTGACGCAGGAGCAGAGGGACACCGTCGCCCACCTCTTCAAGGCCAAGTACCTCGACGCCTGCAACAAGGGAAAGCTCTCCACGATCCCCTACTCCGACGGCCGCGTGGGATGGGATTCGCTGGATGACGAGGCGTTCGAGTGGCGCGGCATCCACAACCACCTCATCCACTCGCTGGGCGAGGAGCAGCTGAGCCGGCTGCGGGGGGAGGTGGCCGCCCCGGCCGCCGCGGCAGGGCCAACCCCCGCGCCCGCCGTGCCCGCCGCCGTAGCGCCCGCCCCCCCGGTATCCGCGGAGCCGGTTCACTACACCCATACGGGCATCAGCCGGAGGGATGCGGCCCCGGACGCGGGCACCGTCTTCTATGACTCGCGTCGCAAGCGCTACATGATCGTGACCTCGGTCGGGAAGCCCTACTACGTCGAGGAGGACGGCCTCTCGTTTGGGCTGCGGGATGATCGGGGCTGGGCGCACCACTACACGGCCCAGGAGGCGACGGAAGAAGAGGCCCGATCCCTGCGCACAAGGCGAGAGGCGGCCATTTCGGCCAAGGGGGCCGATGAGGCCCGGGTCTCCGCCTTGACCGTCCTGAGCAGGGAGCTGTTCAGCTACAACTCGCCTGGCGGGACCTACGATGAGGCTGGGGCCAGCGAGAAGATCCGCGCCGCCATGGAAGATGGTACGATTGTGCCGGCCTGGGGCGAGCCCGGGAAGAGCAACTCCACGTTCTTCGTCGTTCCGGTAGATCCGACGCAGCCCATCATCCACGCGTTCTACGGCGCCTCCGCCCCCATCGGCATGGTCTCCCGCCCCTACTCGCTGGAGCTGGCGCAGCGTCTGCTGGACCTTCTGCCCCCCGGGTCTGAGCCGCGCAAGGCGCCCAAGGCCATCGTTGAGGCCCCCGCGCCCCCCGCCAACCCCCCAGAGGCACGCCAGTCGACCGCGGGCCAGGTCGCGCAGCTGGCGCAGGACGGCGCCAAGCCCGAAGCGATCTACCTCGTCCCCGTGGAGGCGCTGAGCCTCCCGGCCGGCCAGACCATCGACGCGCCGCACCTCCCCGGCGGGAGGACCCCCGACTCGTCCGTGCGGACGGTGGCAGCCCCTGCGAATCCGACGGGCCCGCGCCCCGACGCTCCCCGCACTCGCAAGCCCGTCGAGGAGGCCGTGGACGATGCGTCCGTGCCCGAGGTCGATACGGACCTTCCCGAGGCGCCCAAGACGCCCAGGGCGGCCCTGACGGAGGGGTTCAAACGAGGGCCCGAGCGGCCCGAGGACACGGCGAGCCGGCAGGCCCCTGAGGGAGGAGTGGACTACGCCGCCCTGCAGACCGCAGAGCAGCTGCGCGCCCACATCGAGGCAGTGCGGCCCTACGGAATCAGGAAGGGCTGGGGCAAGGTCACGCGCACGGCCAACAACGCCACGGCCAAGGCGCTGTCGGCCCGGCTGCGAGAGTCCGGCGCAACCCCGACCCCGACGGAGCGGGAGACCCTGATCGGCTACACGGGCAGGGGCGGCTTCGGCGAGTCAATCAACGAGTTCTACACCCCGGCCAACCTCATCGCCGCTATGTGGGCCGGCGTGTCGGGCGCGCTGCAGCCCGGCGCCCAGGTGCTGGAGCCCTCGTGCGCGACCGGGGCCTTCATCGAGCACGCGCCCGCCGGCGTCCACGTCACCGGGGTGGAGCTGGAGGCCGATTCGGGGCAGATAGCGGCGCTTCTGCACCCGGATCAGGAGATCCAGCTGGGGAGCTTCGAGCACTTCAGCGTCCTCGACACCCGCCGCTTTGACGCCGTCATCGGCAACCCCCCGTTTGGGGACCGGGGCGGGCCCAGCCTCATCGATCCCGTGAAGCGCAAGATGATGGGGCAGGAGTACGGTCTCGACACCGCGCTGGACAAGGCCCGGGACGGCGCGCTCGTCGCTATGGTCATCCCCCGCGGCATCCTCGACAACGAGGGGGAGGCCGGGCGCGCCTTCCGTGAGCGGATCAGCGCGAAGGGCGAGGTGGTGAGCGTCCACCGTCTGCCCTCGGGGAGCTTCAAGCCCTCGCCCGTCGTGACGGACGTCATCGTGCTCCGCAAGCGGCCCCAGGCCGTGGCAAACGTCGCCCTGGCCGCTGGCGAGGCCGGCGTGTCCGTCGATGAGCGGCAGCGGCTCGGCATCCTCGACGAGGAGTTTCTGGAGGGCACCCTCCTGCAAGGGGAGCGCGGCGCCGTCCTCGGCGTCGAGGGCAAGGAGTGGCAGGGCCAAACCAAGATCATCGGCACCCTGGACCCAGCGACCCTCGCCCAGCTCGCGTTGGACATCCGCCTGCGCGTCGCAGCGCCCCCGACCGGCCCCCAGACGATCGCTTCGGTTGTGGACGCAGGTTTCGGCGTCCCAGCGCTGGTGGCGGCTCACATCCCCTACATGGAGCCCGAGGGGACCACGAAGACGGTGGAGGGGATCACCTACGTCCTGCGCGATCTGAGCGGGACGCTGGTCTGGCGCCGCATCGACGACGCCGCCGAGCTGGCGAACAGCTACACGAAGCTGGAGGCGTCTGCGATTCAGGAGGCCGAGTCGCTGGGCGGGCAGATCCGCAACCTGCAGCGCAACGCGGCCAACGGCACCGCGGCCGTGCGCTTGATCAACAAGATGAGGGAGACTCTGGCCGCCGAGATCGTCGCCTGGCGCGACGCCCACGGCAACCCCCAGGCGAGCAAGCGCTTGCTCAAGGCCGTGGCGCACAAGGCCAACGCCAACGCCTTCTTGCACTCCATCGGGGCCGACGGCGAGCTGAGCCCCTTCATCCGGCACCCGATCGGCTCCGACTCCCCCGAGCTCGAGGCGGAGTCCAAGACCTTCGCCGACGCAGCGGAGCGGGTGTCGAGGGCCACGGGTGGCCTCGTGAGCCCCGGAGACATCGCCCAGGCCCTCGGCGACACCTCGCCCGAGAAGGCGCTCGCCTGGCTGTACCAGAGCCCCGACCACGCGCTGGAGGCGGATGGGCAGTGGGTTGACCGGCCCGAGTACCTCAGCGGCAATCTCCTCGACAAGCGGGACCGTGCCGAGAGGGACCTCGCCCTGGCCGAGTCCGCCCTCGCCGTCCAGGACAGTGTGCTCGGCCTGCTGCGCGGCGGGCTGAAGACCGGCAAGATGGACCCCGCCCTCACCGCCCGCAAGATCGCCGAGATCGAACAGCTGCCCCGCGTCGTGGCCAAGCTGGGGCAGCAGATGGGCATGCTCAACGAGACCTTGCAGATCGTGGATCTGGAGGACGTCGAGGTCACTCTCAAGTCTCGCTGGATCCCCGACTCGGTCCTGCAGGACTACGCCCGGACCGGGACCGGGCCCGCGACCTACGCCACGCTGGAGATCAAGTTCGATGGCGGGCAGTATCACTTCCTGCGCAACGGCGTGGAGCTGGATCCGAAGGCAGCGGGGTGGTCGGACATCACCGAAAATCGCCCGGCGCTGGCGCTCTACAACCTCCTGAACGGCCACGCCAACCCGCAGCGCAGTGGCGGGAGCCTCTGGGATCTGGGGCAGGAATGGGCGACGGCCTACACGGGGCTAAGGGAGGCGAAGGGCAAGACGGGCTCTCGCTATGGCGGGTGGCTGCACGACCTGGACGACGCGGAGGTTCAGGAGCTGGTCGACGGGAAGTGGGGCGGGCCCGCCGAGTACAAGGGGCAGGTCCGAGTCGTGAAGCTGCCCGATTCCCGAGGATACGAGTCGATCTTGGGATTCGCGACGATGGCCGGCGACGTCATCGACTTCGATGAGAAGCCCTACACCGGCAAGAAATGGAAGGCCCTGGACGCTCTCTACCGCAAGCTGCACGGCAAGAAGATCCCCGACAAGGCCGACCGCAAGGACCCCCTGTTCCGCGTCGCGCAAGAGTGGGAGGCCGCCTTCCGTGAGTGGGTTCTGACCTCTGAGCACCGCGACGCGCTGGAGGCCACCTATAACCGCAAGTTCAACAACTGGCACAAGCGCACGGAATCGCGGGAGCCCTTGGACCTGCCGGGCTGGGATCATGGGAAGTGGAAGGAGGACCCCAAGACCGGGAAGCGCAAGCACCTCTCCGGCGGCTATTCCCCCCACGGATTCCAGAATCAGGCCGTGCGCTTCGCCCGGCGCGAGGAGAGCTGCATCCTGGCGGACGGTGTCGGTCTTGGGAAGACCACGGAAGCCATCGCGCTCCTAACCCAGCTTCGCTCCGTCGACGCGACGAAGAAACAGCTGATCGGCGTCCCCAAGGGCGTCATCTGGAACTGGCGGAACACGCACAACAAGCTCGTCCCCGGCGCCAAGATCCTTGTCATCGGCGAGACCGAGATTTTCGACAAAAACGGCGAGAAGACAGGCACCCGCGTCGACGACATTGCGGCCAGGGCGGCCAAGTGGGCCCGAGTGGCGGCGGAGGACTTCGATCTCGTCATCGCCTCGCACGGAGCGATCGGCCAGGTCCCGTTGGGCCTGGAAACGCAGATGCGGGTGTGGACCGAGGAATACAACGACGACAGCGCCAACGCGGAGAAGAGCGACGAGAAGCGAGCGAAGGATCTGGACGCCGAGCGCAAGCGCCTGCTGGCCATGGACGCCAGCGCACGGGACGCCGGCATGCCCGAGTGGGAGGAGCTGGGGATCGATTGCCTCATGTTCGATGAGGCCCACAACTTCAAGAACCAGTACATCCCCAAGACCCGTGGCGGCAAGCCTATCAAGTACCTCGGCGGCGGTGGAATGTCCCAGCGCGGCATGGACATCAAGGCCAAGACGCACGCCTTCCGCGGCCAGACCGGCGGCAAGCATCTATTCTTCTTGAGTGCTACCCCCGTCAAGAACTCGCCGCTTGAGCTGTTCACCATGCTCTCGATGATTGCGCCCGAGGAGCTGCGGCTGAAGGGCCTAGACAACCACGAGGCGTTCATCGAGCGCTTCGCCAAGATTGAGGACCTCGTGGTTCTCAACACGAAGGCCGAGCCCATCATTGCCCCGTGCGTTGTCGGCTTCAAGAACGTGCGAGAGCTGCGCAAGATGACCGACAAGCTCGTCCTCCTGCGGGACGCGAAAGACGTCGGGCTCCCCCAGCCCCGCGCTACCCAGGTAGAGCACGTTCTCAAGATGACCCCGGACCAGGACCGGGTGTATCAGCTCCTGCGGCAAGAATTCGAGGACCTGATTGAGGCGCTGAAGCAAGCGAAGGTGCGCGCGGCCACGGCGGCCGAGTCCGGGCAGGATGACAGCCAGCGGGCCATGATGGAGGGCGCGCTGAAGGAGGGGGACCAGAAACAGCCCCCGATGCTCAAGCTGATCACGGACATGCTGAAGACCACCATGGACCCGAGCTTGGTCAGCGAGCGCATCCTGAGCGCGGCCAAGGTGCGGGACAGGACGTCCCCGAAGATTGAAGCCCTCGTGTCGGCCATCGTGAGCAAGTGGAAGGGCGACAAGGATTCGGGCCAGATCATCTTCTCCGACCTGAAGGCCATCCACCATACCCTGCGGGCCCGGCTCATCGCCGAGGGCATTCCCGCCGACGCCATCGCCTTGCTCAACGCGGACGCGGCCCACACCGCCGGCGACCGGCAGGCAATCGCCGATGACTACAACGACACCGAAAAGGGCAAGCTGCGGATCATCATCGGGACGACGGCCGTGGCGGGCGAGGGCATCGACCTCCAAATGCGGACGACGGACATCCACCACGCTGACATCCCCTGGGATCCGGCGACGCTGGAGCAGCGCAACGGCCGCGGCGTTCGCCAGGGCAACCCCAACGACGAGGTCAAGATCCACCACTACATCGCAGACGGGAGCTTCGACGCGTACAAGCAGTCGGCCATCAGCGGGAAGGGCGATTGGATGTACCACCTCTGGCACGGGACCAGCGACGAGGTGGAGATCCCCCCCGAAGAGCGCGGCTTCACATTGGAGCAGCTGGTCATGATCGGGGCCAAGGACAAGGCCAAGGCCCTCAAAGAGCTGAACGACAAGAAGGCCGAGAAGATGGCCGAGTTGGCGCGCAGGAAGGCAGCGGACGCGGTCGACCTGTACCGCAGCTTGCAGCGCCGGTGGACGCAGCTGCGCAACCTGCGGGCGAAGAAACGGCCGGACCCGCTCCTGATCGCCAAGGCGGAGCGAGGCATCGCCAGCCTGCGCAAGTCGCTGCAGGCGAACGAATACTTCCCGTGGAAGGCGGCCCTCAACGACCTCGACAATACGTTTGCCTTCGTTTCGTCGCAGGGCGATGGGATCGTCAGTAGGGACATGATTCTGAAGTCGGGCGGCGACTTCTACCTCGTCCGCAGCGTCGACACGCGGACCGGGGCCCTCATCATCTCGCACGCCACCGGGGGCAGCTCGGCGCAGACCTTCGAGATCAGCGCGGCCAACCTCCTGCGCTCCTACGAGATCACCGAGTACACGGCGGCGGACAAGGAGGAGCTGATCTTCCAGAGTGCGGCCCAGAAGGCGGTCGGAGCCTACGGCGCTGTCTCCGCTGCGCTGGAGATCCCCCGAAGCCTGCGCGAGAAGCGGCGCGCCGAGGTCGGGGGGTTCATGGCCGAGGCCGCCAAGTACAACAAGGGGGCCGTCCCTGGGCTGCGCAAGAGCGGAGACGGGCGGTGGCGCCTGGCCTTCGTCGGGGGCTCGGACCTCGCTGAGGGGATCAAGCAGGGCTTCCATCCCTACCTCAACACGGACGAGGACCGCTCGCTCCTGCGCGCCGCGCGCTCCGACGCCCTCGCCAGGCTGGAGGCGGGGGAGCCCCTGGGCGAGGAGGCCCTCGTGTTCGCAGCCTACGATACCTGGGCCCAGGCGCTGGAGCGGGACGCCCCCGGCCAGCCCCAGGTGAGCGCGCAGCCCGCTGATCTGTCCCGTCCAGCGTGGCTCGAATACGCACGGACGGCGGGCGTCGGGAAGAGCGGTCGCCCCCTCGACGACGAGATCGCCGGACGCATGTACAGGGACGCGCTCTACGCCGAGTGGACCGCCGGCCGGTCGACGTGGGAGCGCCTCGCCGAGGAGCTCCCCGAGGCGGACCGGGAGCACTGCCTGCGCAAGGCCCTCGCCGCAGGGGACCAGGCCATCGCCCAGGCCGCAAAGGACCCCATGTTCGGCGCGCTGCAGGCGGCCGTGGAGCAGGACAAGACGAAGGTCGCGCTCATCCGCCGCGTCCAGCTCATCGATCCCGAGTTCGCTCCCACGATCATGGCCTACCACGAAGAGTCCGGCCAGGTGCTCGTCATCAAGCCCGGGCGAGCCTACTCCCTGATCAACGGCACCCCCGACAGCCCGGAGACGAAGATCGATTCGCTTTGGCAGGAGGACAACAACCTCCCGTCGGACGTCCGCCGGATCCCCCTCTCGGCCATCAGCCTCACCGAGGCCGACGTGCGGCTCTCGGAAGTGGCGCAGGTCGCAGGGGCCCTCGCCAAGGAGGCGGCGGCGCGGACGGCGCAGGAGGCCAGGACGGTCAAGCTCGCAGCGTTCAAGGACGAGATCAGCCCCCAGGCGCTGAAGTATGTGGAAGCGTTCATGGCGGGGGAGGGGGTGGGACCGGGGGCGTTCAGCTCTCAGCTGAACGTGAACCAGCGGAGCGGGAAGGGATGGTCCATGGCGACCCTCTCTCTCCCTCGAGGCGCTCCCCCCGTTCTTGCATCGGCGATGGCGGGCATGGGGTGGGCTTACGACCACGGCTACCAGAACTACAAGTCGCCGAGGGGGATCAGCCTCTCGTCCGCAGTGTCGACCGCCAACCGCGTCAAGGACGAGTGGGACGAGGCCAAGCTCGTCATCGAGCAGCTGAAGGCCAGCGGGGTCCAGAAGTCGCAGGAGCCGGTCGCTGCCCCCCGACGCGCGCCGCGGGCCCCGGTGGTCAGGCTCACGTTCCGGCAGCCCGAGGAGCGCCTGGCGAAGACGGGGCCCCGACGCGCGCCGAGGGCCCTCTAGTAAGGGGGGGGGTCTGGGTTGTGGGGCAGGGGCGCAGCGCTCACACGCGGCGTCCGGGGCCCGTTGTGTGGCGCTCAGCCTGCGACGCAGTGGGGGGTGCCCGTCCCCGGGGCTCTTTCGCTCGCAACCCGGCCTACCACCTCCGATCGGCCTGGATCTCCGACCGGAACAACCCAGATGGGCCCTATCCCCGATAGGAAAGCAGCCGCCGCCGCAGGGCCTTGGCCGCATCCTCGATCTTCTTGGCCCCGTCGGCCAGCGCCACCTCGGCGCAGCACCCGACGACCGCAGAGGCCGTATAGCTGAGCCACTCCAGCGAGTCTCCCCGCCGGCAGGCCCCGCTCAACGCCCGCCGGATCTCTCCGACGACGTGGCCGTATGCCGCCCTGTGGGCGACCTCGGCCTGGACTGCCCAGAGGCCGGTGTCCTGAGCGCAGGCTAGCTCGCACTTCAGCCGCTCCACCTCGGATGCGAGGTGGTTGAGTTCGTCCATGATGTCCTCCACCGTTGCGGCCCCGGTCCCCCTGGGGCTCCTACCCCGAAAGCCCCGGCCTCCGGGGAGGTGCGGGGCTGACGGGTTGGGTGGGGGCTACTCCCCGTGGTCCACGAAGCGGAGGTCAAGCCAGCGCGCGACGTAGTCCACGATGCTCCGCGCGAAGGGGATCTCGGGGTTACTCGTGGGGCCTTGCGGCGGGAAGCTGGCGAAGCGGTGGGAGCGGATCGCATCGTCCAGCGGGACGCCGTACTGCAGGAGCTGCGAGAAGGACCGCGCCCATGCGTTGATGCAGCCGCGGGCGGTGCTTTCGGCGTCGTTGACGGTGACGAACAGCTCGCCCGGCAGCCCTTCGGGAAACAGCCCGACGGTTAGCTCGACGTCGACCCCTCCGACCTGGACGTCGTGCGTTACGCTGTCGTACTCGCGCCCGAGCCGGCGTCGCGCCGGGATCTCCCAAAGGCCAGCGAAGTCCTCGTCTTGGTCCATGCGGCTGCTCACCCTCTCCCCCCCTGAATTCGTCGGGCGCGCACTCGGGGCACCAGACGTGCTTGACCACGGCCCAGCCGCAGTGCTTGCACTCGATGTTGCCGTAGTACGCCCACCCCGGACCCCATGGGGCTACGATGGCGCAGACCTCGCAGATCCACAAGCGAGGGAATCCGGCGCCCTGGCCGACGAAGGAGTGATCCTTGGCGGTCTTGTGCGTGCAGGGCGTGGGCATTACTCGTCAAGGGGGCTCAGGGCCCACTCTTC